GTTTGCCAGTCGCTCGTATTCTTTTTGAGTGTTCACCCGCATTTGACAGAGTGAACAGCATCGAGTGAACACCGCCGTCTCAGTCCGACAACAAGCCGCCCATGAAGGCGTCGCCCCGTCGCTCATTCACCGGTGGCGCAAGCGCGGGATGCCGGCCGACTTGGAAGCCGGGAGCCTGTGGCGTCAGCGCAACGCCGCCCGCTCCGCAAGCCGCCCGTCCACACCACGCCCGCCCGCCACGGAGACCCCCGCGCCCACTCCGAAATCTCCACAGCCTCCGCCGACCCCCGCCACGGAACCCGACGAAGACCCCGAAGCCACCCGCCAGGCCGAGACCCTCGCCGAGCGCCCGGAAGAGATCATCGTCGGCGAGCGGTCCTGCCTCGACGCCCTCAAAGCCGTGCGCTCCTCCCGCCAGTATTGCCAGAGCCGCATCGCCGCCTGCCACCAACGCGGAGACGAAGCTATGGCCCAAAAGTGGGTCCAGACCCTCAACGGCATCGTCACCCGCCAGCAGCTCCTCGAGGAACGCTTCCGCGACATCATGGAGCGCGACGGCAAAACCATGAGCGTCGAAGCCGCCACCCAAGTCCATCGCTCCGTCTTTTCCGACCTACGCCAAAAGCTCCTCGCCGCCCCCGCAGCCCTCGCCGCGCAACTCAACCCGAACGACCCCCCGCACGCCCAAGGCATCCTCGAAAACTGGATGCGCCAACTCTTCAAAGGAATCCATGAAAAAAACTGAACCGCAAATCGAACAAGTCGCCACGGCATCGCTGGTGCCCTACGCGAGAAACGCCAAGAAGCACGACGCCGCGCAAGTCGCAGCCATCGCCGGGAGCATCCGCGAATTCGGCTTCAACAACCCGGTCCTGATCGACGCCGACAACGGCATCATCGCCGGACACGGCCGCACCTTGGCCGCGCACCAACTCGGCCTCGCCACCGTCCCCTGCCTCCGCCTCACGCACCTCACCGGCAGACAGCGCCGAGCCTACATCCTCGCCGACAACCGCCTCGCCGAGATCGGCGGCGGATGGGACTCCGACATGCTCGCCGCTGAGCTGGAAGCGCTGGCAGCCGATGGGGCGGATTTTACCCTGACCGGCTTTTCCGATATCGACCTAAATAAACTTCTACCTGAAACGAAAGAAGAGGCACCGCCCGATGATTTTAAAGAATTCGATGAGGGCATCGAGACGGATCACAAATGCCCGCGCTGCGGATACGAATGGAGCGGCAAGACGAAATGAAAAAGCGGAGAGACACGGGGGGGGCACGCCGCCTTTTTATCCCCACCGACCAACCTGCACCGACAGTTATGGCCTGCGGCATTGGGTCGGTAAACACAAGTCAGTATTCGATTGAAATCACAAACCAGATGGACACTAAAGAAATGAAACCTCCCTACAAAGTCCCAAGCATGGAGGAAATCCGTGCCCTTCCTTGGAATGGATTCACCGCAGCCTCTACATTCAGCGGGTGCGGCGGTTCCTCTACAGGCTACCGCATGGCAGGGTTCAAGTTGCTATGGGCTTCGGAGTTTATCGACGCAGCCCGCGACTCTTACAAAGCAAACGCCGCGCCACACACGATCGTTGACGGCAGAGACATCCGCGAAGTCCAACCCGAGGACATTCTAAAAGCTACCGGACTCAACCCCGGCGAGCTTGATCTGTTCGATGGCTCCCCGCCGTGCGCTTCCTTCTCTACCGCAGGAAAACGCGAAGCGGGTTGGGGCAAGGTGAAAAAATACAGCGACAAGGAGCAACGGACAGACGACTTGTTTTTTGAATATTCTCGGCTCATCCGTGGCCTACAGCCTAAAACTTTTGTCGCTGAAAATGTCAGCGGCCTCATCAAGGGAACCGCAAAAGGCTACTTCCTCGAAATCCTCAAAGAACTCAAGTCCTGCGGCTATCGCGTAAGTTGCAAAGTCCTCGATGCGCAATGGCTCGGCGTCCCGCAAGCAAGACAGCGGACGATTTTTATCGGCGTGCGTGAAGACATCGGCATCGATCCGGTTCACCCCAAACCGCTTCCATATCGCTACAGCGTGAGGGATGCGCTGCCGTGGATTGTCGACGCACGACAGACAAAGGTATTCAACGAGCCGGACCGTATTTTTACTGAAACACCCTTACCAACTATCACGACCCTTGGGATTGGCGCAAAGCGAAATGATTGCGTTATTGTAGAATCCGAAACTGACATCACCCGCTACGCTATCGGCGCGGAGTGGGACAACTTAAAGCCCGGCGAGCAGTCCGATAAATACTTCAATCTTGTGCGGACCGATCCAGACAAGCCAAGCCCAACCGTCTGCGGGTCGCATGGTAATAGCTCAACGGCTGGGATTACGCACCCGCATGAAAAGCGAAAATTCACCATCGCCGAACTCAAGCGCATCTGCGGATTCCCCGATGACTTTATCCTAACTGGAACCTACGCGCAGCAATGGGAACGCTGCGGGCGTGCCGTCCCTCCCGTCATGATGTCGCACATCGCCGCAACGGTGCGCGATGAAATTCTCCGCAAGCTATGACAATCCCAACCGACTGGACTTTCAAAACCGCCGATGTCGCGGGAGCTTTTGACCGGCATGTGCGCGAGCAACTTCCGTGGTATGATCTCACAACGGGAGTGGTCGCGCATGTGGCGCGGCACTACATACCGGAGGGCGGGCGCGTGTATGATATTGGAGCCAGCACGGGGAATGTGGGGAATGCCATAGCCGACACGCTGACGGCCCGCAAAGCTGAGATCGTCCCAATCGACAACTCGGCAGCCATGGCCGAAATCTATCGCGGCCCGGGCAGTCTGGTTATCGCAGACGCCGCCGAGTTTGATTATCAACCCTTCGACCTTGCCGTGCTTTTCTTGTGCTTGATGTTTGTCCCGCCATCGAAGCGCGGGGAGTTTATCGCTCGGCTTCGTTCTCGCATCCGGCCAGGCGGGGCGATCATTGTTTTCGACAAGTGCGAACCGGCCACTGGCTATGTCGCCACGGTCCTCTGGCGGTTGGCCCTCGCAGGCAAGACGGCGGCAGGAGTGGACGCCCGCGAGATATTGGCAAAAGAGTTATCTCTCGGCGGCATCCAGCGCCCGATCAACCCGCGCGAAATAGAACCCGCCACCGAGATTTTCCGCTTTGGAGATTTCGCCGGATGGATCATCGAACCATGACCCTCTCCCAGCAGCTCGACCGCGCCCTCCGCGATGTCTTCGCCCCCGTGGACACCCGCGAGGTTTGGCAATGGGCCGAGGACGAGATCGTGCTCACCCGGCGACAGACCGAAACGCCCGGCCCGTATTCCACCCTGCTGACTCCCTACATCCGCGAGCCGCTGAATTGTTTCGCCGACCCCCGCGTCAGCGACCTCACGCTCTGCTTCGGCACGCAGACCAGCAAGACCACCGCCATGATGATCGGCACCGCCTGGCGAATGGTCAACAATCCATTCCCCTCCCTTTGGGTCATGCCCACCGAGAGCATGGCCCGGAGCTTTTCCGAAAACCGCTGGCAGCCCATGGTCGACGATTGCCACCCGCTCGCAGCCCTCAAGCCCTTCAACACCCACCGCTACAAAACCCTCGAGCAGCAATTCCGCGACGCCACGCTCACCTTCGTCGGGTCGAACTCCCCATCGTCCCTGGCATCGCGCCCCGCCGGCCTCCTCGTCATGGACGAAACCGACAAATTTTCCGACTCGACCGACAAAGAATCCAGCGCCGTCGCCCTCGCCACGAACCGCACGAAATCCTACACAAACGCCCTGCGCGTCATGACCAGCACGCCCACGCTGCCCGACGGCGAAATCTGGCGCGCCTTCCTCGCCGGTGACCAGCGGTATTATTTCGTCCCCTGCCCGCACTGCGAAGAAATGCAGCGCCTCGAGTTCACCCAGATCAAATGGGACACCGAAGCCAAGCGAGACCGCAAGTGGGACATGGAAGCCGTCCGCGCCTCCGCTTACTACCAATGCACCGCCTGCAACGGAAAAATCACCGACGGCCACAAAACACGAATGCTCCGCCACGGCGAATGGCGACCCACCAACCCCACTGCCGCATTCGGCCATCGCTCCTTTCACCTCAATTCACTCTACGCGCCGTGGCGCTCCTGCACCTTCGGTGCGCTGGCCGTGAAATTCCTCCGCGACAAGGACACGCTCAACGGCCTGCAAGATTTCACCAACTCCACCATGGCCATGCCGTGGGAGCAGATCGAAACCAGCATCGGCGAATCAAACATCCTCGCCCTCCGTGGCGACTACCAGCGCGGATCCTGCCCCATCGAGCCCCGCGTCATTGTCACCTGCGCCGACATCGGCCAGGACAAGCAACACTGGGTGACAACCGCCTTTGCCGAAGACGGCGCGTCCTTCGTCCTCGACTACGGCACCACCCTCGCCATCGAAGACCTCCTCCTCGACGCCCCCCGCCGCGAATACACCACGCCCACCGGCCAAAAGCTCGCCCCCGAGTGCGGCCTCCTCGACTCCGGCTTCGCCACCTTCCGCGTGTATGCCGCCTGCCAATCCAGCGCCGGATTCTACCACCCAGCGAAAGGAAGCGGCGCCACCTTCGGATCAAAAATCTCCCGCACCACGATCCCCGAATTTT